CCGTGGTGATGGCCTCGACACGCTCTTTCACATCGATGTTGATGATCTCCGGGAAATCAATCACAATACTGCTGTCGTATGGGTCGCCCGTTTCGGGGTTCGTTTCCCAATCCAGGGTAATGGTGTTCTGCCCTGGATCGGCCTCATCTGGATCTTCCTTCACATCCGCCATATCTGCCAGCGCGCCCTGTGGCGATGTGACGGCGTTCTTCACAACGTAACCGAGGATATCTTGCAGCACGTTGCGCCACATTTCCTGGCGGTTGCGCATCATCAGTTCAGTCGGCCTGTCCAGGCTCTTTGCTGTGGCGTGGTTGCCGACATCGGCGTCGCCATAAAATACCTCAGGGATGCCTGCTGCTGCTGCAACCATCAGTAGGAAACGGCGACCATCCTCCGGCGCAACCGACAGGCCGCGAATGTTCAGCGGCTCGTAATCGGCATCATTGTTTGCCCGAATGAACGCGCTGCCGGTTGCGGTTGCCGGGTTGGTTTCGCGCCAGTTCTGGCTGCTGATCGTTGAGGCTAATTTGTTTTTGGCCTTCGCAACACCACCCGCGCCGCCGCCCGTCGTCACTTTGACAGCAATGCGGCTCACGGCTTGCGTGTAACTGTGGATACTCTCCAAGAATACCTTGTACGCCCGTGCCCAATCCATCTGGGCATACACCGTTGACAAGCCAAACTGCCACCAGGACATGCCGCCCACCTTAACGTGGTAGATCGGCGCGTCCCATTCGATAGCGATGCCATTGTAGGCATCGGGCTTCTGTCGGGGCGTGTAGCGCCAGTCGGGATAGTACGCAGCGCGGTAGCCGCCTTGCGCACCCGTCTGCGTCCATCGGCGCAGATAGAACCACGGCTCTTTCGCGTCGTCGGGGTTGCACACGATTTCCTGGATTTCAGCAAGCGGTACACTGCGCACGCGGACGCGCCCAGAGCGTTGGTTTGTAAAGAGCACAAAGAAGAGGTTGCCCGACACTTGCAGATCAACATCCTTCCCCATCATTGCCTGCGTTCGGGTGAGTTCGGCCTGGTTCCGCTCATCATCCCAGAACGCCTGGAGCACGTCGTTGATCTCAGGGTTTGGCGCGCTCACCTGCACGCCCTGGCCGAAGGTGTAGAAGGTTTTGACATTGATGCCCCGCTGAATGAGCGGGTTCTTGAGATACATCACTTCGGCAAGGTTCGCTACTTCCTGGATAGATTGCCGGGTGAATTGGTCGCCGCTGCCGTGCAGTTGCTCCCATCGTGACTCCGGGCCGTACAACTCCAGTTCAAGTTCACCGATGCGGCTTTCCAGGAGAGAGGCGAGCGCCTCGAAGTACGCGCCCTCATTCGTTGGCTGCTGCGGTTGGTACGGCATGCCGTTCGGCAATACAAGCGTGCTCATACGTTTACCATCCTGCTATGCTGCGAAATCACGGCCCATTATCCACATTTCAAGATGGAAGTGTAACGCATGGCAAGAAAGACGCTGATTGTGCAACTCTTGAAACCACTCGACAAACCCATGATTAAACTTAAACGTGCCGCGAGCACTACCAACAGCAGGAATGCGCACCCGCTTTACGCACTCGTGAAACATCTTCTCAGCACGTACCCGATCATCGGTGATGATATAAAGCGGGTCTTCGTCCCAGAACGGAATGCCCTGGCACGACTTTGCGCCGTTGTAGTCTTTGTCTTTCATTCGGTCGGATGGGTGGCGATAAGACTGGCCTATCGCCATACGATCATTCTTGCGGTCACACGTCACATACACAAACCCGGCTTCAGGCGTAAACTGCTGCGGTACAGGCTCTGGTAACACCTGTGCGGGTTGCTGTGTGCTCTGGAGTTCCTGCAGCAATGTTTTCATCTCATCAAAACGGGCTGTGAATGTTTTGCCCATCTGATCAAGGCTTGCGGCCATGACACTCAATTCTCGCTGTCCCCCAATCGTGCAGTCATCGGCCTGTGGTGCAGGTAGTGTAGGCCCGCCGTGCCAATGCTCCAAAACAAAACGCAGGCACGCCAGATGCAAGGCAGGCGAAAGATACATCGCGTAGGCCAGGGCTAACTCTTCGCAGTACCAGGTAGAGCCGCCGCCGCGCTGTCCGCCTTTGCGTGTTTCGGTTAGCGAATAGGTTTCAGCCCTATTCGCTAGTATAGCCACAAGTTCCTGTGCTTGCTCTTGCCGCAGCCATTCATACGGCTTCTTGTGCTCGGTCGCGCCGCTGGCCCGCCACATCTCAGTCACATTCACCATGCGTTTACTGCTCTCACGCGGGTCAAGGGGTACCTGTGCATCGGCATAGGTAAGGTAAATGTATTCCCGATTGTCTTCGGGTACGATGTAGTCATCTTGTTGTGGCGCAACAACAACCACCTGCTGCTGCTGCGGCTGCTGCTGCGCGTTCTGGGTAGCGCGCTTTTCCCTGTATTCCCGTTCATAGGCACGATTGCATGGGCGGCAATACGTCTGCAACCCATCACGCTTTGACTTATTCGGCTCGAACTCCGACACAGGCCGCATCGGGTCGCGGCCTTCTTTTTCGCAGCGAGGGCATTTTTTCTTCGCTTCTTGTGTTACACTAGACATAGCTTGGTGCTCCATTCACCGAGTTGCAAACGCTTGCTTGTGGTGGTTTCCAGTGCCGCCACAGGCAAGCGACAAAGAACGCTACCACAAGCATAGCACAAACGCTCATGCACTTGCAAGCACCCGCCATTGCTCACCACCCCGATATTCCCGGTATGTCATCGGTGTAGTTGATGACATAGCCGACTGGCGGGTGCGCTGTGAGATGATACGCGCCTATCGCCAAACTCATCACGCAGTCTTGCACCAGGTTGCGGTCATCCCATTGGTATCCCATCAGTTCACGGCGCTCCTGCTCTGTCCAGTCTGCCTTGAGTGTACCCTGTTCGAGTAACAGTTGCAATGCCTGGATGGCCTGCACCTTACTCTTGCTGCTCGTGACAAACGGCTCAGCGGGCACGGCAAGGTTTTCAATCAGCGGATCGCCGATGCCGTTGCTTTCAATCACGAGTTTTCCAGGATAGTGGTTCCATGCCCGCTCTATATGCTGCTGTATGACCGGATACGGCAGACGCTCAAGGCGCTCGTGATAGACGCGCTGCACCGGCTGTACTGACACGTCGAACACGTTGATCACGGTAGCATCCTGCCTACGCCCAACGTCTACACTCAACAGGTACAGACCGCCAGAGTAAAATGGCTGCTCGCCCACGGCGCCGTGCGTGGCATTAGCGATGCCCTCTTCGCTGAACACCGCCAGCCCGGACATCACGAAATCGCATTCAAACTCCGCCGCCCATTGCTGAGAGGTGTACTTCGGACGCTCCTCAAGGTACCAAGCGGCCTGCTCGTGCGGTACGCCCGCCGCCTGCTCTTCTGGCGTGTAATAGCGTGGGCAATGATGCCAGGGATGCACGAAGTAATGAAAGCCGCTCTGCTGCCCATACAACTCGCTAAACAGGTTGCCGCGCCCGTTCGGCGTGCTACCGACCACCAGGCGCCCGCCCTGGGCTAGTGCCGGGCTGATGGATTGGTATATCTCCTCGTCATACGCAGCATAGGCAAACTCGTCAAGGTAGACGATGTTGGCTGCGTAGCCACGGCCCGCTGATGGGTTGGCAGGTAGTGAGAGGATGCGCGAACCATTCGCGAACTCCATCTCGCTCTGGTTCCGCTTGCGGAGTGCAGGCGGGTTCCTCAAGTTGTGATAGGCCACAAAGCAATAGCGCAGCATGTTGACGGCGAGCGCCTGATTACGGCTCACCAGGAGTACCGTGCTTTGCGCGTCGTGAATAGCGGTGTACAACGCCTCGATTGCGAACACCTGAGAGAAACCGATCTGGCGCGCCTTGAGCACGAACCGGCGCGGCTCCTCGTAGGCATCGAGGTATGCCGCCTGATAGTCGTATGGCTCGAAGGGTATCAAACCACGCACCGGGTGCACGAGCATCGCCTCATTGCGCGCCCATTCCAGAGGGGTAGGCACGCTCTCACCCGTCGCCTGTGGTGCGGCGCTGTTCGTTAGCGGCAATAATGGCGCCGATGGTTTC